ATCAACCGTTACCACATTATCACCATAGTAATCTGCAACTATTGTTGAATATGTACCAGGTATAACATCATTATAGAGTAAATATGTATTATTTGTTGGTTCAATCGCTTGACCAATTTGAGTTTCAGTTCCCGCACTATAAAAACTATAAGGTGGGGTACCACCTGTAACAAATAAACTAACCGAACCTGTTGTTGACCCGTCTAATGTCGGAAACACACTAACACACTCAGCATCAAATGGAAATATTGTTTTAATAGTACATTCATTCACCGTTGTAAAAATACCACTGTGTTGTTGACCAAAGTTGATTGTAATACCCGTAGGACAAGGATTTAATAAAATACAATTTGAACAAGATGTTTGTGCGGTCATACCAACTAAATCATAAACCAAAGGTTCATAAAATAATTCAGGTAATTCAACATATGTCCCACATAAGGTGTCACCTTGTGTTGTTTCAATATAATAAATTTCATATTCTGAAACAGAACCAGGGATACCATTCACATAGAAATAGTCCTCAATATCACAACAATTTTGAAATCCAAAAGCCATTACTTATAAATAACAAAAAATCTGTTTTTATCTACACTTAATTTATTTAACATGAAAGTATTTGAGTTGTAGTACAAGAATTACCATCAACTACTTTACAAAACACGGTAGTTGAACCTGTAAGTGACACAGGTAAATTAACAATTACAGGCCAATAAACAGGGTCATACTGGGTTTGAACTAACGAACAATTGTTACCTGCAAAATCACATAAGTAAATTTGGAAAGGTGGTGTTCCATTAATGTTTGATATTTCAACGTAAGTCATTATCCTACTTTATTTTTAAGTTCTTTTATTTCTTCTTTGAGTTTCCCAATCTCTTCTAACAAATGTTTAATAACAACTCCGTGATAAGGAGTTACTTGGTCGTATCCCATTGTTAATTGGAAACCTTCGGGACTTGTAAATCCTTCATCATCAGTTGTCTCTTTTAAATCCTCATTAGGGATGTGACTAATTAAATGATTAAATCCTGACTTAACAACTTGTTGTGCAGAATATCCAGTTTTAACACCCTCACTTTCTTTATCTTTCCAAGTAAACTTAATTGGTTTTAGATTATTAACTAATTTAATTGCATCATCCAATTCAATTTCACCTTGAATGTTTTTCATCCTCTCATCAGATGTTGCATCAAACTCGGAAGCCTCAACACGTTGTTGAACATATAAACCAAAAGTACCTGTTGTGCCACCACCTGTTCCAGCACCACCTGTGTACAAAAATCCGTAGGTACCAATTGTATATGTTTTACCACCATAGATATTGGCGAATGCTCTAACTGTAGTTGACCCTGAACCCATAATAATTCCTGATGCCGCCCCTCCATTTAAAACAGGACTTTGGTTACCTAAAATAATGGCTCCATTATTAGTATTAATCCACATAGAACCTCCATTACTTCTGGAATGGATGTGTGTGTTACCATCATCATAAATTGATGTTCCGTTATTGTTAAAAGACAAATAATTTGTTCCGGGGTCATTATTAGATGTTACGGCAATATTACCACCGCCAACATATAAAATACCACCATCAGTTAAAGTTAATGTTTGAGCAAGATATGTACTATTGAGAAATTCAATACCACCCGTGATGTTAACACGAATAGTTTTGGTTGCGTTAGTGGCCCCCGCAGCAGTATTAACTACTCTAATAAAGTCAGTATATCCCGTACCACCCACAGTATTACTACCTGAGAAAGTAAGAAATGCCGTTGTAGAACTACCACTTGTAGTAACAGTTCCTTTAGTACCTGAAATAGTATTAGAACTACCACTAAAAGATGGTGAATTAATTGACGTAGTTCCACATAAATTATTTGAGTAAAATGTACAGTTTGCTGAAGCGGTCACTCCAAAACCAACTGCCGATGAATATAAACCTGTTACAGTATTACCACTACCCCCTAAAATAGATGAATAATTACCTAACGCAGAATTTGACCTTCCTCCCACTACGGTTGAAATAAACCCTCCTGCGTTATGACATAAACCTCCTCCAATAAATGTCGTATCACCACTTGCAACGTGACAATATCCACCAACTATAGTAGCGTAGTTATTACTTGCAGTATTTTTAAATCCTCCACCAATAAAAGACCTAGTTCCACCTGCAATGTTTTTATATCCCCCACTTATAGTTGATGTATTACCACTTGCGATGTTATAGGAACCGCCCCCAATAAATGAAAACACCCCATTTGAGGTATTACAAAGTCCTCCTACAATTACCATATAATCACCACATATTGAATTGGATGCTCCACCCCCGATAAAGCTAAGTCCATTCCCATAATATGCCGATAATGTTGAGTTAAGAAAACCACCCACAATAACGTCCCCCATACTTCCACCGTATCCTCCAGGAGTTGTTGTATTTTTACATCCTCCTCCAATAAATGATGCGGTAACACTAGCTGAGTTAAGAAAACCACCACCTATAGTTGTGTAGTAAGAGCTTGCGGTGTTAGAAACCCCCCCTCCCACAAATGTTCTTCCTCCATTTGAATTATTACATATACCTCCACCTATTGTTGAATAAGCTCCAACCGCATTATTTTTATAGCCACCACTAACTCCATTATAACCACCTCCAGCACAATTTAATTGTCCACCTCCAATAAATGAGTATGTCCCTGAATTGGTATTTCCTGAACCTCCAGTTAATTTTCTAGCAGTTAATGTTGCACAAACATTGGAGTTTCCGCTGGTAATAAAACCATTTTTTATATTAAATTCATTTGCCATAATTAAATCTTTTCCCTATCCAAGATTATTATATAAATACAACAAGAGATTAAATATTATAGTCCTCTGACTATTGATTTAACAACCCAAGTTCCCGTTGATGCCGAAGCTCGTAAAACCGCACTTGAGCCCGATATCACATACCCAAATGTTAATGCGGTGGTAACACCAATATCGTTTGTTGATGTTTCAGTGAAGTTAACGGATGTTCCACTCCATATTGCCACAATATTACCAGCTCTTAATCCCGTACCACCATATACGTTATAATCAACATATGAACTGGTATAAGCACTTGTAGGGAATGAATAAATTGTTGTTCCTGTTGATGCTGTAATTGGTGAAACAAATACAGTAGTATAAAGTGAAGGAGCTTGATTACTTCCAATTGTTAAAGTTGTTGCAGATATTGTTGTTGCAGTTAATGCTTGTAATGAAGTATTACCCGTAACCGTTAGATTACCGTTAATTGTTAAACCTGTTACACTTCCTCCACTAAATGAAGGTAAGTTGTTATATGTTGTCGCAGATATTGTACCTGTTATTATATTATTTGTATATAAAGTACAGTTAGCCGTTGCATTTAATCCACAACCAATTGCTGAAGAAAAACTACCCGTTACAGTATTACCACTACCTCCGAGTATCATACCATTACTACCTGTAACAGTATTTCCAATACCTGTTCCAATAAAACTATAAGAACCACCTGATGTAATAATATTTGACGCGCCACCCCCAATAAATGAACAGTTACCACCCGCAGTATTTTTACTACCACCAACAACTGACGATGTTGTACCACTAGTAGTATTTTGAAGACCACCTCCAATAAATGTTGATGAACAACATGCAGTATTTAAACCTCCACCAACAACACTAGCAGAATATCCATACGATTTATTACCTACACCACCACCAACAAAAGAATAGGTACTATAAGTATTATTTAATGCTCCACCAACAACTACCGACGCCAATCCTGATGCGGTATTACCTGTACCAGCCAACGATGCCGAAAAATCAGCAGTCGCGTTATTTGCAACCCCACATCTAATTGAAGATGTTGTACACGTTCCCTGAATAATAACGGAACTTACAGGTGTATAATTTGTTAATAACCCGTTAGTACCTGTGCAAACCGCTTGTCCTGATGACAACGTACTTGAATAGATTGACCCACAAGAACAAAAATTATTTGTATAAAATGTATTAGGACAAGACGCAACAATATTACATCCAAACACACCAATAAATGAATCGGACACAAAATTATTCATACCTCCAATTATCACCGAATTAGACATTTTTGCAGTACCGGAAATAGAATTTAAACATCCGTTAAGGATTGAAGAAAACGATGGCCCAGTTGATGGGTAACTGGAAATAGTATTTTGATTTCCCCCACCTATAAATGAATAATAACCCGATGATGTATTTGTACTTCCACCACCAATAAATGAATATGACCCACTTAAAGTATTACTATACCCTCCACTTATAGTTGATGTATAACCACTTACAATGTTACTGGCGCCACCCCCTACGGTTGAATTATCACTACTAGCAATGTTACCAACTCCCCCACCTATAGTTGAGTAGCATCCAGTTGAGTTGTTTTTAAATCCTCCACCAACAGTTGAGTATTTACTACTTGAGGTATTACAATATCCTCCACTTACAGTTGTGTTATAGTTACTTGATGTATTACAACGTCCACCACCTATGGTTGAATAAAATCCACTTGATGTATGAAAACCTCCTCCTCCAATTGTTGAAAAATAATTACTTGATGTATTACCCCCACCCCCACCAACAAATGAATAATTACCTGACGAACTATTACCATACCCACCACCAATAAATGAATATTTACCCGAAGCGGTGTTATTACATCCTCCCAATGACGCAGCGTAATTACCTGATGCAGTATTTGATACCCCACATCTAAGAGTTGAGTTAACACCTGCACCAACAATATATAAACTAGTGCCCGATGTTCCACCTGAACTTGACCCTGAAGAAAACTTTTTCCAAACTGCGGTTGAGTGGGTTGCCCCACCAACACCTTCGATTGTATTACCTGTCCAAGCGTTTATAAAATTCTGACCAGCCGCAGTTGTATTTTTTACTGTAGTCCCAAAATTTGATATTGTAACTGTATTAGTCGCAGCGGTTGCTGCATTCCAAAGAGTTTCATAATTATCAATTCTATATTGGTAAACTTGGTCAACATCATAAACATAAACTAACATACCAAGTCGTCTTCTACCTGAGGAAATGTTATCTGAGGCTAATGTTAAAACATCAGGAGACCAAACCGCTCCCGTTCCTTTTGTAAACTCAATAGGAATAGTATTTCCCGAATATTCAATACTCCCTGTAGTACCATTAGGTATTGTATAATAAAGGTCAGATAAATTATAAACCTCCATATAACCACCAGTATTATTAACACTGAAAGTAGTACCATAAGTATTGTTTCTCGGGACACTCTGTGTTCCATTTACTTGGATTGACGATATTGGATTTTTATATAGAAAACTCATTTATTATAATTATATATCAACCTTACTTCCTCTAAAATAAAGGTCGTAAGTATTATCCAATTCAAATGTATTTGATGGGTATGTCGTGTAAACTCTATATGTTGTTTTTGCAATTGTACTACCTGTATAAGTGAAAGTATTAGAATAAATTGTTGGTTCCATTTTAATACTTGTGAATACATTTGGATTTACAATTCCTAAATCAATTTCAACTTGGTATTGATTATTTGTTAAAATAGTAGGTATTATCCAAGTATACCAAGCCTTACATCCAACAGTATTTTCAGTCACTTTAACTGTTGGGAAATTATATCGAATATATGGATTACCATATGTGTCAAGTCCACCGCTTGTTCCTGGTACAATTTGTTTTATAATATTTGGGAACAATCCTGTAGTCCATCCTGAAAAATTAACGTACTTGTTCATATCAAAATCAAACGTACTTGCAGAACTACTTGGTTGAGTTGTATTTGTAAAACCATAAAAACTTGAACCAAGTGAATACATATATGAACCGATACTTGAAGAACCCGAATATGGTTCAATCAACAAATAAGCATAAATAGGAGTTTCAGGTGTCACAGTTGGAGTAGGGGTTCTTGTAACAGTTGGGGTAATTGTCTGAGTTGGAGTATGTGACGGAGTAACTGTTTGTGTAGGTGTGATACTCGGTGTAATACTTGGTGTTGGGGTATGTGACGGGGTAATACTTGGTGTTGGGGTATGTGATGGTGTTAAAGAAATTGTAGGAGTAACACTTGGTGTAATACTTGGAGTCGGAGTCGGAGTAACACACATGTATTCTTGTGTGAAGACACATCCTGCTGAATCAACTATTTTAATTAAAACTTTTGGAGCCGATGAATATGGACTCGGAATATTAAAACTAACAGATGGTGGAATATAATCATATATCGTTGTCACAGTTTGACAAGAATATTGAAATCTGTCACAAACTGAAACAACATAAGGAGGTGTTCCTCCCAAACTATCTATAGTTACTAAACTCATTTAATGATAAATAGTTTTTTAACTATTTTAAGTTCTACAAGATATAGAATATTGTATTCTTACAGTTATGGTTAAAACTTCATCTTTATAAACCTCAACACCACCAACAACATCAGATTCAATACTGATTGTATTTGTCGCTAAATCAACAGTGTAAGTCTTAATATCGGGTATAGTATTAACTAACGCATCAATAACTGTCTTGAACACAGTTACTGTCGGTGAATTAGATAAAGATGTTGTTGTAAAGAAAGTACCTGAATAAACAGTTCCGGCAAGTTCTATATCACAATTAAATTTAGCGTATTTAAGTTTACAATCTTCATGTCCCGTTGTTAATGATGAATAACCTTCATTTAACATTTTTGTAAAATTAAATATAGCTGAAGGTAAATACGTTTTGGTACCAACAGTATATTTGTAAGTTGAGCTAGCAGTTTTTAACGGGTTACAAGTAATATCAATTGATTTTGTAGTTTCACAATTACTTGTACCACTCACAGTTAATACATAAGTACCAGCAGTTAAACCTGTAATAAATGTACCACTTTGTCCATTAACGTTATCACTCCAAATAAAATTAAAAGGTCCTGTACTTTCATTTAATAAAACACTTATAGTTCCACCACTACCATTAATACAATCAGTACCATATAATACGAATTGATAAGGTGATAAATAATCGACTGTGGTTGATTTTGTTTGTGAACATCCTGAAAGATTTTGTACTGTTACATCGTAACCACCCGCAGGTAAGTTAGTAAACGTATATGTCGTTGAAGTTGTCGGATATGAACTAGCCCCATTTGATAGTGAATATGTATAAAATGTTGAGGATGTATAACTTGGGTTTACTGATATATTAATCGACCCATCATTAAGACCACAATAAGTACTATTACCAGTTATTGAAAAATTAAATGAGGTGTCATTTGATACAGTTATATTGTTTGTGTAAGTACAAGCACTACTACTATCTTTAATAGTTAAAGTATAAACTCCTGACTCTAAACTGTTGAAAGTATTAGTTTGAAGTGTTGACGTATTTGTTGTTGTAACTCCACTATTATTACTCAATGAATAAATAAATGGAGATGTGCCTCCAAGTAATGTTACAGTTATTGACCCACTATTGTATGAACATTGTGAATTTGTAACTGTTTCTGAAACCAATGAAAAACTTCTTGGTACCAAGAAATCAACTGATGTTGAAAAACTACATAATGAAACATCTGTCACTGTAAGTGTGTAACTTCCTGACCCTATGTTATCAAATGTTGCGGATGTACTATAAGTTGTTACTGAGTCACCATTACTCAATAAGTAAAAATATGGAGCAGTACCACCTGTAATATTAAAAGTAATACTCCCGTCCGAACTAAAACAAGTCGGTGGTGTAGTAGTATAAGAAATAAAAGATATTGGTTCAGCGTTTGTAATAGTTGTTGTTTTAGTTAAACTACAACCATTAGCATCTATCACAGTTAAACTATAAGACCCTTGAGTTAATCCTGTCACAAACGTATCCCCTGTACCACCGACAGTAGGTGACCACTCATATATAAATGGTGAAACTCCTGTAATTCCTGTAACATAAATTTTACCACTTTGTTGTGAACAAGACGGATTATCAATAACATAAAATCCAAAATCTAAAGTATTTGGATTAGTATGTATTATAACTGATTCTGTTTCACAAGGACAATTACCATCACCTGTCACTTCAGCGTAATACATACCTTCTGATAAATTTAAAAAAGAATATGAAGTATTAACTGAAGTTGCCGAAGCATAAAATAAATAATTTTTATACAGATTAATTGTTGCTCCAACGAATGTTCCTAATGGATTTTCAATCACACCATTTGTTGTACCTGTTGTAATAACCGTTAAATAAGCACTGTCAGGTTGACAAGTTACAAAATCTGAAGTTTCAATATAAGCGGTACTCGCAGAAACAATATTAAAATATATTGGTCCAATAACCTCATTTGTTGGGAATGTTGAAGCGGTAATACTAAATCCGTAAGTTCCCGCAGATAAATTAGATACTGAATAACTACTTGTTGAAAAAGTTGCCGATGGTAATACATTATTTACCCATCCAATTGTATAAGGACTTGAACCAACTAAACTAATAAGAGCAGCACCTGATGAGTTGTTTCTACAATCACCAGTTAATTTTATTGAATATAAAGTTTGAGCCATTATCCTTGTATCTGTATATTATATAATATGTTTATATCACTTATAACTACATCATTAAATCCACATATAGTTGAAATTATTTGTAATTGGTTATTATTATCGTAAACTATCTGAACACCAGCAGTATTATTAACCCCACTATTTGCAAAATATACTAATCCTTGGTTAATTGTGTTAATCCATTGTGTTTGAGTAGGTAGAATAGATGTGTAATAGTAAGTTGGTCCATTATCGTATACAAACGTATATTCTTGACCTGTATCAAGATGAGTTAAAGTGAAAGTAAATCCATAAGTCGCACTAACAATCGTATACCCTGCAGTAAATCCTTGTTCAGTAGCTAATTCTTGAGCATTGTAGCTTAATCCATCACTAATATTTTGGATTGATGGAACATCAATGTAAAAAGTATAAGAGTCACAAGCATTTGTTTGGAAAGTACCCGTTGTGACCGGCCCAATAACTTGTTGTAATACCAACTGACAGCCTCTTTGTCTTCTATAAATAAACTTTTGTCTATGAAATATTGAGTTTTCAAACTTTGTTCCCGTATTCCAAATTGTAGTTGCCGGAACAAATTGTTCAATTAACTTAATCCAAAAATCACCTAATCCATTAATATACTCAATCATATTTTGGTAACTAAAATTATCATTAGTTAAACCAGTATCTTGATACATTGTAAGATATCTCCAAAATAATGATTGTAATGTTGGATAACCACTTGTCTTTCCGTCTGACGAAAATTGTCTATTTCTAACATTTATCATGTTAGTCCAAAACGTTTTATAAAACTCATAAAAAGTTTTATTTTGTGGTTGTGGATTAATGAATGTCCAATCGGTTCCACCTGTTTGTGGATATGGTGATGACAATCCTGTATAAGGTATCGGATAGTTTTTAGTTGCTGAAACATACCAAACATCATAAGCAAGAGCTTGAGCGGGATTTAAAAATATTTCAACATTTTTAACATTAAGTAATAATCTATCTGTAGATATTGGATAATAAGCATTGAATAAATCATCAATATTTTTTCTTAATCCAATATCCTCATTAGTCCAACTTTTTTTGTTATCTTGTACTTTTTTAAGATTAAATCCCATATCCATGAATGGGAAATTCCTAAATCTATCCAAAAACTTTTGACCATATGTAAACGGTTGTAAATTTGTTTGGATATTATAATTTTGTCCAGTGTAAACACTTGTAGAGTAGTTAATTTCTTCGGGTGTTCTATGTTGTACTGTAGATTCAATCCATCCACCTCCTTTTTGGAAATAAAAACTTGGTCTACTTGCAGTACCTTGGGTGAACACAGGATTAACAGGATAACCTTCACTATCAACAGGATAATCAGCTAAAGTAGTATTTGTCGCAATTGTTACTCCTGATTGGGTAAATGCGGTATATGTAACACCTTGGAAATTATATGTGTTACCACTACTTAAAACAGTAAACTGAGGTGTGTACGTTCCCCCTGAAATTTGTGCGTATAATTGATTAAATCTTTCTATATTAATGTTTGTGTCAGCCAAATAAACATTTTCATTAAATTCAAGAAGAGCATCAGGTGCCCCAATAAAATTTAATAAAAATTCAATTGCCTTTCTTGTTCCTTTTGACCTATACAAATAAGATGAGTTAAGAATTAAATTTCTAAAATATTGATTATTTAAATCTTGTTTTGTTTGACTTGTAGAGTAAGCAGGAAATGCATTATCAGTTGTACCATAAACCGACTCTAAAAAGTCATCGTTTGCAATTGGTGACATTCTAATTGACCAACCGAGTGTTTGAGCAAGATTAGTTACCAAACCTGAAGGTATGTCATTTCCAATATTATAATTTACAGAATTAATATATTGAATTCCATCAATATATTTTTTTGTTTCATCAAAACTTCTACCATAAATTTTTAAAGTTTTATCAACTTTTTCATCTACAGTATCAAACTCTTTTAAAGCATTTGTAGTATAAAATCTAGATACTAAATTTGTTTTATTTTCATCGTAACTACTACCTAATATTTGTAGTTCAGATATGTAATTTTCGTATCCAAAAGAACTAATATCTAAATTCCAAACACCACCTAATGGCCAAGTTATTGAACGTATAACATTTGATATGTACCCATCATCTGATTCAGATGGAATTTGATATTGGTACGTATATATCGGATTTGAATATCTGTTTAATAACGCTTCTTCAATTTCACCTAACTCAAGATTAAATACTTCATTTACTATTGTATCGTTTGGTCTGACAACAAAATTTTGTGAAAATGTTGTTAATCCACTAAATGGATTTCCTTTAACATACATTGTTAGATTAGTTGAAAAGTCTGCAGTAGTATCAATATAATTTAACTCATAACTTTGACCACTAAGAAATAATGAATAACTTCTAAATTGATTTGTTAAATTTCTATACTTAGAAACAGAAAACCCTAAACTACTAATATAAACAGTTGCATTACTTCTATAATCAACATTAAAAGGATTACTTATTGTTTGCCAAGGAATAGTTAAAACAGTTTCGTCTAAGTTACCATTATAACTAATATTAATTGCGGTATTCGCGGTTGTTGCACCTGAGGTATAATTTCTTATTTCTAACGCCGCTGGAAAATAATTTAAGATATTATTAATTGCAACTTCTAATCTTTTACTCAATGAACCATAAGATACAAAATTTGTAACATCAGTTTCATCAAAATTAGGATATAATCTAAAATTGTTATTATAGATTGAAGCTGCGTACTCAGGTGTTAGATTTAAATCATTATTATTAAATAATGATGAAAATGAACCTGTTTCAAAATTTCTATTAACTTTTTCGGTAATACTAGTTGAAAACTCAAATGTACCGAGCGTAAGTCCCCCACCATCGGTTAGTTGTAAACCAACCAAGTTATCCGAAAAATTTTTAGTTTGTGGTGGACATTTATAAGTCGCCATTAAGCTGTGATATTATCAAAGATTTTAGTTGTATCAAGATTACTTCCTCTGTTTTGTCTAACCTCATATAACAACTCATTAAATTGACTTCTAATTTCATACAAGTTGTATTGCTTGTAAATGTTATTATTAGAGTCATAAATGGTGTATATACCGTCTTCAAGAGATTTAGTTTGATTACCATAAAGTGCAATTGCCAATGTTGAAATATCATTTTCAACAATTTCAACCTCAATCATTATTGGGTCAAAGAAAGTATTTGTTAGAATAATGTTCTGTCCCGCAGCTCCAATATATGGTGTAGCATTTGGTTTGTTAGATGGTGATGAGCTTGGTGAAACAGTACAAAATAATAAATTAGTTTCACCATCACTATAAACCCATCTTTGAGCCTTATCTGATGTGTTATTAGTATTTGCAACTACCGCCTCACAATAAAATGAAGAAGTAATTATTCTGAAAAAATTAGTATTTTTTGTACCATCACTGTTCAAATATTCTATTCGATAACCCACCAATCCTTGTGGTACAAACCTATTTAAAAATTCTTGTGGTACATTTGTTAAATCAATAATAATACCTTTAACATTTGGGAGTGACTGTAAAACACCACAATCAAGAATTTGAGTTCTAATTTGAACTGGTCTAATTAAAAGATTATAAATTCCAAGATTATTAAATTCCGCAGATGGTAATTTTAAATTATACATTCCACCCAAAATTTCATTTGTTTGTCCACCAATAGCTGGATTACTGAAATAAGGTTGTAACAACTCAAGAGCATCTAATTTTTTCAAGATGAAATTATTAGTAAAATCTCTTGATGGTGTATAATTCATTATTATTTCCACGTCAGCTGGACTTACATCCGCTAACCTTACTGTTCCATAATTACCTGTTGCCATTTCTTACCTTATTAGTATAAATATTAATTTTTAGTTTTATTGACTGTTTTGGATGTTGAAAAAATTATATCCGTAATTTACCAAATTTGACATCGTTGAAACTTCACCAATTCTTCTGAAGTTTTCCAATGCAGAATTTTTACCTCGTTCAACAAAAACACTTGAAAATAATTGAGGTTGGTCAATTACATTCATAAGAACCTCATTTTTTGTAATCGCACTTTGAACTAACATACTTGAAGTTAATCCCGAAGACGCAACGACAAATATTGAAGTTCCACCTAAAAAGTCAATGTAATCTGTATTGTTTATAGTATATCCTGTTTGTTGTGATGTTAAATAATTTACCACACCGTATCCTCCACCAGGTAAATTAACCGTCTGACCTACTTGATACTGAGTAGGGCCATACAGTGATAAATCCTCTAATCTTGAGGTTGTAACACCCGTTATAAAATAAGGAACCTGACTATAGTAAGACCCTATTTGATACGCAATTTCATTATATGAATCCGCAGTATAAATAAAATTATAAGTTTGAGGACTAGCACTCCAACTACCACTTGTATTTGCAAAAGTTACAGTACCTAATGGATTTGAATTATCTACAAGTGAATAGGGTACATTAATTGTTTTTGTTGTAGTAACAGTACCCCACATGTTTTCTTGTTTTAATGTAATGGTATAACTTGTTGTATTGGCTAAAGGTCCCACATAAGTATGATTTATAAAGTCAGGATAAAATGAGTTTATAATTTGTGAACTACCATCACCCCAATCTATAGTATATGTTGAATCAATTAAATAAACCGCACCCTCACTTGAGTTATTGAATAAACTGAAAGTGTAAGGATTTTCTGTAGATGAGGTAAATGAAAAATTTGCGGAAATAACTTGCTGAGTAATATTCCCATCAAACCCATCATAATAACCAATGTCTTGATATTTTTGTTTTAATAAAATAGGAAACGTAAGACCTGTCAACAAAGATGTTCCACCTGAGTTACCCTGTAATAAACTTGTCAATCCAGTATATACTCCAAAAGTATACCCGCTAGATGTTACTTCTACAATATCTGATTGTAAAAATTCAGGAGATATTTTAATTCTAATTATTTCCATGTTTATACTGTAGGTGGATTTTTATACTCATACCAATTATTGGTTGAAAGTGGGGATTGTGAATTAATGTTATTTATGATATAAGTGTTTTGAGTGAAATTAAAATTCACTTCCCTCATGAAATAGTCAGTAGTTAAACGATAAGGTGTTGTTGATTCAGTTTGTTTTTTAGTTGTAAATGTTGTGAATGTACCGTTATTACCATCAAAAAATTTAACAGTCATATACAATTTTGTTAAATTTAATATCTGAGGATTTTCAAACCAATAAAGATAAAAACCTTCAGGGTTTGTCAATGGATTTAAACTATAAGAAGGTATTGATAATTTACCCGTACCTTGGTTATTACCTAAATCAACATTAACAGTATCATTTTTTTTATTTAAGATAACTGTTAAATAATTTTTTCTTCTTAAAGTATTTTGACTGTCATAAAAATCAATTTTGAAAAAAGATTTCATAAACCCATTACTTTTATTTAACACTTGAGTTTGAGTAAATCTTCCTGAATCAACGTAACTATTTACCCAATCAGTATCCCCACTATTTTTAAAATTAAAAACATACTTAAAAGGATATGGATACGAAAATCTTGCGGTTTCATAATTTTCAGGTTCACCAATTATTTCAGTAATAATTTGTTCCTCATACAAATTAAGAGCGTCTTCCCTGTCCAAAAAGTCCCAATTCATATTGATTGGGATATTAATTCCCTTATCAATATTTGTTTTTAATATTTTAAAATTATTCACAACCATCGGTAATTGGGTCGTTAACTTGTGTAGTGTTTATATTAGTTACATTACTTCCTTCAGGTATTAATCTGAAAATGAAGTTTTCATGTACATAATGTTTGTTATTCAAAAAAGGTCTATCAACTCCTCTTCCAATATCATCGATGAAACCATAAGGATATATATCTCTCCATCTAAAATCATTATTATAACTTGAAAAGAAAGCGTATTTTGGTAAATTAACTAAAGGGAAATTTTGAGGATTATTTTCATCACTTTGTTCAACATAATCTGAAAAAACCCTTATCTGAAACTTATAATGTGGTTTATAATAATAACCCTCAGTATTTTGATTTGATTCACCAATTGGTGATGTCTTAAAAACTTTTTGATTAAAATTTATTTTTTGGTAATACTCCGATAAAACAGTTTCGGTTTGTATCATGTCATTCCACTCACAAATATCCCCATCAAGAGTGTCACCTACATTATATGGTAAATTATAATAAAATCTTAAAGTTGTACCACCAGGTGACGTTTTATCATAAAAATTAGTTTGGACATTTGTTAACGCCAAAGTATTTGTATCATTCCACCAAGGATTTAAATTTGGCCCAAGATTAAATTCCCATCCTTGTTTTAATCCAACACCATTAACTATTGGTTTATTAAAAAACCCAAAATATCCTCGATTAACAATTGTTGTATAAAATTCAGTAACAGGTCGATTTAAATTATCTAAAAGATTATTAATATCAATATCATTTTTAAAAGATAAATTGTAACTTTGGGAACCTTCTTTAACCGAAATTCTTGGATTTAAATTTGGGGTTAAAGCTTTTGTTTCGTATTTTGTTTTAGTTCTAAATGGATTATTTTCAAAACCAGTTTTTGTTAATTCTGAATCATTGTAACTTGTAATTACTTTATGTCTTCTTACATAATATTTTGATTTTGATTCAGGATTATTCTTAGTTGTAATTCTTTTCATTAATCCAATTGCACCATCGTAAAAATTACCACAATCAGTATATCCTAAATTATATATTGTGAATATTCTGTTTTGATTATTAGCATATGAATCACCTAAAGTATAAACGTCAAAGATATTATTAGTGTTACAAGAAATTGTTAATTCAACACTATCACCCTCACTCAAGTTATGATTAAACGGACAAGTAAATTGAATTACAGGTTTACCATTTATAAAAGTATTACTAACAACAAATGGAATTCCATTCCCAACAATCCAATCAAAAGTATTACCATCATCTAATAAAATTTGTAATTGTTTGTTATAATCGTTTTCAAAAGGATAAGTCAGATAAAAAAACCAATTATAAAACGGAGCCTGTAAAGTATTAAAATACACATGTGGGGTTTGATTGTTTTCACTTGTAGTATAACCCGGTACGTTATAGTCAGTTCTTATAAACTCAAACTCATGATATTGTGGTAAACCTGCCCAAGCAATTTCAAAACTAGGGTCAGGGTTACTGTTTTGTAAAATTCTATATGTTTCAGGATTTGTATAATATAAATTTCTATTAATTGGTGAGTATGGATTTGTAATTGGTTGAGTTAAACCCGAATAAGCGTTTTCAAAAAGAAGAGTAAATTTACAAGTGAAATTAAAAATTGTTGATTTTTGTCTTTCAGTGTCAAATCTTAAGGCTAAATCAATACCTAAATTTCTTTCGTACTCGGTAAGTTCCTTTAATGTACTATCTAATGTAACATTAATTTTAGTATCAATGTCAGGAGCACTCGCGTATCTTGCAGTACCTTTTAATATTTGGAAATTATCATTCAATTACTTCTTCTGTATTTACGTATTTTATTAAAAATCTATCTAAAGCACTTCCACCTCTTTTTAAACCAAAATAGAAGTGATTTGGAGCACCTACTAAAAATTGAGGATTAAAGTTTTGAGTTGGAATTACGTCTGTTGGTACGTTATTTGAATCAAAGTTTATTAAAGTCCCTCTATAATTAGCAGCCAAGTTTCCATCCACTTGGAAGTATCTACTAGCATTATTAAATCTATCTAATTTCTGATACTTGTATTGGAAGAATGAATTATTAAACTCACCTGTTGAGTCAGGGTAGTTTGTTACCCAGTTGTTGTTTTGTGACCCGAAAATAGTTCCGTAATCAGCTGACCATCCATATTCATTAGTTATCCTATTTAGTTTCCACAAATAAAATGGCACCTCTTGTGTTTTAACGGGGATTTCGGTAAAGTTATATTCTTGTGGGGTATCAATAGTAGCTTGCGGATTCCATATAGTTCTTCTTGGTGAAATATAATCCCTATCTTGTGTGTTACCCGTTAATAATAAACCAAAGAATGGAAAATTGTTTTCATCTCCCAAAATCACAGGTTGATAAACAGAAGTTAAAGTTTGTGCATAATTTGAAACACTAAATGGTGAAATTCCAAATTCAGAATTTATTGATATCATTTGAGCGTAATCTGCGTCAACTAATGCAGGTACTGAACTACTATTGTTGTTTTCCCATCTTTTATTTGTAAAAAAACCTCTTACAGTTGGGTCGTTAGTACCTTCATTAATACCAGGTGTTGATGGTATTAAAAATTGTAAAAAGTTAGGATTAACTAAACGGCTTAAAATAAATAAATTAAGAATTTCAGAAACATTATTATAACTTGTAGATTTAATTTTAGAAACAATATAACCATCATAGTCATCATTATTTACTAACTCCTGAATGAAATAAGCTTTAGGACCTAAATCTAAAATTGTTGTAGGTGACTGTAAAAATTTATAATTTCCAAAATCAATAGTGTTACCAAAAGTTGTGTTATTCTTACCAATAAACCCATCGGTTACTGACCAAGGAGAACTTCTATAATAGAAATTATTACTTGTTTCATGGAAATATATTGTATCTTTACAGAAGATACTATACGGTCTATTATTAGACCCTGCAAATACTCTTTTATTGTTAAACGGATATGCGTATAAAGTACCATTTATCCATTGATTTGAAAATGAATGGGAAAAAACATTAAAACACACAGCGTTATTTAACTTAACTCTTTGCGACCATTCAACAATTGACCTAATATCATCAGGAATAGTCACAATTAATTCTGAAATTAAATTATAACATCCAGTACCATAGTTAAAGAATTTTTTATTACTTGATGTCGGATTCATTAATTCCCTACAATCAGGTTTTATTGTTGGTACACCATTAACTAATTCATAACATTTTAACATTACCGCTTTTTCACAATCCGCAAGTGAATCAGCAACTTCAGCGTAAGGTAAAAATTGATTAGTGCTGTCATTAATTGAAAATGCTTGTTGTGTAACATTAGTTAATTCTGATTGTTCACCAGTATCATCATATTGAAAAATTGCAAATGTTGGATTTTGGTGCATTAAATAACTATTACCCCCATTGATAGATTCAGATGTTGATGTTGGTAATCTGTCAGTTCTAACAACAATTTTACTTTTATTTACTATGTTAATGTTTGTAAAAATTGTATACCCATCAGTATTTGAATTTGCAAATGAGTTGGTACTGTTATATGATGGTGAAATAAAACCTTTGTTAGATAAATAAAACGCTCTACTACAAGGTTCATTAGGTATTGGATTATTTATATTACTACCACATGATTCACATAAATCATCATAAAGTCCACTAACTCCAAAATTTAAAAAATAAAATGATTGCCCTTCTAAGGTTGAGTAAGGTGAGTTATAGGGTGAATTATAATCAGAAAAATTCCATCGGTTAAATGTTATCACTGTTGTAGTAGGACTTGGTATTGGGCAGTTTCCTTGTCCACTACCAGGACAATCATGACTAACATCAAAATAACCGCCCATAAAATTAATGTTCAAATTATTTCTAACATAACCCGCCGAAAAATCTAAATATAATGGATTGTAATCATTTGTTGAAAATTGTGGAGGTATTTGACCGGCGGATGAACTTTCTCCAAATGTTGTTCTATCAAATGATGAATAGTAATTCATCATGTCAGTTGTATATGGTAAAAATAAATTTTGTGAATATGAAAAAGCGTAGCTATCATAAAACACAGTACCACCATATTGGTCAGCGTCATTATTGGTGCCTAACTGATTATGTCTTACACAATGATAAGTAAAATATGGATTTGCCTGTAATGGTACATTTAATTTGTAATTACCTTCAATATAAAATGAAGGATAATCTAAAATTTGATTTATTGTTGGTAAAGAACCATTTCCATTAACATATCCAACACCACCATAAGGTTGTATTTGGAAAAATGGTTCCATATATATTCTTTGTTTGACTCTAGGTGAGTGAACGTCAACACCTCTCATTAAAATAACAATTTGATAATCATCAATATTTGATATTAAATCACTAATTCCTTCAATATTTAAAGGATTATCAAATCTTCTAACTCTTTGTCTATAACAACTAAATGATTCATTCATAGTTGCCCATTCGTAATGAGTCATGTTATAATTCCAAAAATCTATAAATTTCGGAGCGGTACCCGATGGGAGTACGTCTGATGCAATTTGCTTATATTCCCCAATAGTCCATCCTGTAATTACTTGGAAATACTCAACATCTGATGCAAATCCTGTAGTTTTTGGTGATTGAGTAAAGCCAGTCAAGTTATAAACTGTTGCTACAGGCCCAGCAGTTTCAGGATTTGTCCATCGTACATTTACATGGGATAAATTAATTGTTGTACCAGTGGCATATACTTGTCTTTGTTCTGAAAAATAATTTGGGTCAGTAGACATATCTTTATCTTGGAAAGATATTATTCTACCTGTTTGTATTGGTGAAGCTGATGGGTCAATTAATAAAACTGTAAAATTATCTAAATGATATTTTGTTTGAGGGTTATTTAAACTCGGTTCAACAGAAACTACCATTCTTGTTGAACCATAAAATTGATTGTATTGACCAAAATCATTTTCAACTCCATTACCTGTAAAATATCTTCCTTTGTTATTCCAAGAATTTAACATCTCAGAAAAAGGTATGCTAGTTGAAAAATGATTATTTGTAATTTGTTTAATATCAGTTTGATTGTTATTTACATTAACTTCAACTTCAATATCTGCGGTTACAATAGGAAATCTATCATATACAAAGTATTGGTTTGGGTTTACATTTCCAGCATAAATCCCTGAAACATAATCAGATTCTGTAGTTTCACTTTGATACAAACTAAAATCTGTCGAGTCAATTAAAATACTAGTATTTAATAATGTAAATAAATTAGGTTGACCAACCGCATCAAAATTAACTCTTTGGTCATCCAATCTACAATTACATCTTTCACATCCATCCTCAGTATAAAGTAATAATGGTAACCCAAGATTTTTAAACGGATTACCTGCAAATAAATTACTAACATCTATTGGTGTTGGACATGGTCTTGCCGGTCTATTAAATCTTCTTCTAAACCAATTTAATCCTATACATATACCACGTACAACACTTTGTACTAACACAATAATACCCGCTAAAATTGGACCAACAATTAACCACAAAAATCCTAAGACATGAGCAACAATCATTAAAATCATTGCAATATATCTAAAGATTTCAAAGAAGATATTATAAACTATATATGTAAAATTAACTCTAAAAAACGCATCATTAGTTGGGAATTTATTATATTCACCTGTACATTTATCATCTAAAATATTTTTAATACCTGTTACATTCCATGCTCTTTTTTCACTCACATATCTATCCATCAACTGACTAACAGTATAAACTTTATTATACTGAAGTTCCATAAATGTGTCTTCACAATTTATTGCTGATGGTATATTTGCGTAATCTGTCCAATCTAAACTAAATGCATACGATTGTTCAAGTAAAAATCTATCTTCATTTATTTTTAAAAAATTAATAATAGCATCCGAACCATTATCTATCCTATCATAAACAAAATATAAAGATGGAAAATCTTGTGGGTATATATTTTGTGAAAGATATTGAGTACCATCAGAATAAAAAATTTGGAAATTTTCAACATTTAATGTATTAGTTAATCTGTATACTTTATTAGTTTCAGATTCATTCAAATATTGTGATAAGTAAATATAGACACCATTGTCGTTTGGGGAATTTGATGGGATATTAACCGAAACAGGTACACCAATTTGTTCATTAAAATTATAATCTAAATAAGGGTCGTTTGAATCAGTCCATCCGTATTCTTTAACATTGGGAACTAAAAAATATGCTCTTTTAGTTGCTTCAGAAAGTTCGGGCCCTTGTTGCCATTTTACTTTAAATCTATACTTGCCTTTTGTTGGAATACCAACTTCAGGATTTTGAGTAACTTGTTGATTACCTTCCTCATCAGTATAAACATAATCAAGGTTCATTGGAACCTCTAATAACCAAGTTCCATTTTCATCAATTACTTTACCACCATTTTCTAATTCAACTTTTTCTAATATCGGTAATCCATTACTATCAGTTCTATAACTTTGTCTAATCGCCAATATTTGTCCGGGACCTGAAGTTAAATCACACAAGTCACCCATAGTTTTTGGGATTTTACATTTATCATAAACATTGTTGTATCCCAATTTAGTTTCATCAACAGTTGAAACAAGTGAACCCATAAACACAGCAGTCGGTGAAATTGTAACTTGAGCTTCCGCAGTTAAGTCAAAGTCAGTTCTTGCGATATAATAATCACAAGTTTCTTGTTCACCATAAAATGGAGCAACTTGTACTGTTTTTGATATTGTTACAATTTGTGGTAATTCACTATAATTTTCAGAAAACTTAAACTGAGCTCCATTAACTTGTGATTCAGTTGCTCTACCAATTCTGATTAAATCCGCAGGTGTAAATGAAAACTCACCAATATCAGACAAGTCAACTTGCATGAATAAAGTGTGTTGTCCGGGTGGTACACCTAAAATCATAAAGTCACCTGAACCATTTGTGGTAACAACAAACTTAAAATACTTGTCGTAAACTTGAATTACCGACTTGTTTGTTAAAACATCATTTCTATCAGGGAATGTCCCAACAGGAACGTGTCCAGTGTAAGAGGGTGTGTAAGGTAATAAATTGTATTTGTAACCATCTTCATTAACGTCATTAATTGTTTTGTATGGGTATAATGTACTAATTACAGTATCATTGATGTCAGCATCGTCTAATGCAATAAAAATAGATATTTTAGCGTTAGGTAAACCAAATCCATTGTTACAGAAAACTCTACCAACTACAACACCGTAATCCGCACAAGCTCTTGTGTATACGTCGTTTGGATTAATTGATAATGATAGTAACTCAAGCGTATCAAAGTTTTGTTCAAGTTTAACCTGAATAACCTTATCAATCCCTAACTCTGTTCTAATTCTATAAGATGAAGACATGTGTGTTTTTTAATAAATAGTTTACACACGATTTTCAAAAAATAAATGATGTTAACTGAAATTAACCGTTGTCAGATTTTTAACAGACACTTTAATGTCCTTATCAGGAAATCTCACATTGAAGATTTGATTTGGTTCTGCGTAAATTGTGTCTTCAATTAGTTTAATTTCTTTTGTAGTTGTATTAGAATAAGATTGTGAAACTTGTGATGATGAGTATAATCCACCAACTCTATTGTATACATTTATTGATGCTACAGTAATGACACCTTCCTCACTTTGTATTAAAGCTCTTAATTGTGATATATAAAGATTTTCACCCATTCCTCTATTACTTGGACTCATGTAGGTGTTAATCTTCGAGATTATATTTGAAATCACAACTCCTTGATTTTGTGAACTATTAAGAACTATATAAATGTCAAATGCTAAGTCAATTACTTGAGCCGAAAGAATTTGAATATAATCATTCATCATTCTGTAATTTGACAAATAAGTTGCAACATTATTTTTAATTGTGTTAGACACTACTTCAGTCAAAGCTCCTGTGGAGTCATACGATAAAATTTGAACATTTATTTTGTTATCAACTTCAGTAATTGCAACTTTAGCAGGTGCCCCAAATCTTGAAGGCATTTTTCGAATAATCGCTTCATAGTCATTAATTGTTACCGCTCTGTTTTGAGCTGCAAAGTTGAATGTTATTAAATTTCTAATTTCTTCAACACTCGGGTAATTTGCCCCTCCAATTGCGGGTAATGGATTATTACAAGTTAAAGAATTAATTACTGCGGTAACTTTATTTTGGTCACTACCGTAAACATTAAAATTAACAGTTCCAAGTTGTGTAATTGAACCAGGTCCAAGATTACTCACTAATCCGCCTCCAACACGATATTGGACAAATAATGTTGAGTTACCTTTAAGTGTTGAACCTAAAGAATAGTTATTTTGATATTTTGAAATGTCTAATGGTGTACCATTTCTTGTAAACTGTCTTAGTAAGTCATCTGATGATGTGTTTCCACCACCAAAGGTTAATTTTAAAAATCCTTGTGGGGTATACTCGGTAATAAACTTTTGATTTGTTTTATAATAACGACCAACTTTAATACCTGTTTCATCTTGTGGTTTTGTTGGGTCTTCGATAAAAATACTGTCTTGAGCTAAAGCTTCAACTTCAAACCACTTATTAGTTAAATTTGTAGTATCCATAAACTCTTGAGCCGAAGGAATATTGTTGTAATTTGTTCCGTCTTTTAAAATTACTCCAGTCACCCCCAACACGTTTTTTTCAGGTAAGAAAAATTCAAAAAATGGTCTTGTTTCAGGAGTGTTAATTATTCTTTTGAATACTTTTGTAATACCATTAATAACAACTTCTCTTTTTGTAATCGTATAGTTAATAAGGATATTATTTGCGTCAAAGTTTGGAATTACAGTTCTATTAACAATACCTTCATTATTAAAGTCATTACCAAAATCAACATCGTACAAAGTTTCAAAAGTTTGTCCCGCCCCAATTACCTGACTACCTTTGGCCAAAATACCAAAGTAAGCAGAATCAGGTGGTTGTAATGTCCCTGTGTTTGATTGTACTGCCGGAGCGTCACCCAATGCGGGAACTTGAATTGAAAAATCAACCAACGAAATTGATGGTCGCATCCCCGGAATTTTAAGTCCGTAAGTTCTTGCAATGTTATAAAGTGAACTTGGTTGTTGAGCAAATTGTAAAACAGTTTCTTGTAAACTTCTATCAATGTGATAATTTAAGTTATCAGTAACCGCAGCATTTAAATCAAGTAAAACAGAAAAAACAGATGCATCATTTACGTTTTGAATTAAATCAGGATAATAAGTTCTAACATAGTTTATTAACTCTAATCTAATTGCCTGAAAATCTCTTGTAGTATATGATATCATAGTTTTATATATTAATAATTACAAACCCCGGTGTATTAAATACATTATTTGTAATATTATAATTTATTCTTACTTTAGCAGTGTACTCAACCTCAGGAGTATTAGTAAAATTAAATTCATTTGCTGACTCGTTATTCATTTGTAAACTGTCTTGAGCAACAATTGCAGGTTCAATTTTAACTGAAGTAATTGTTAATCCCGGTATATAAGTTTCAACCGCTTCTTTTATTTCTGTTTCTATTTGGTCAAAAGTAGGACTGTCAAGTGGTTCAAAAATAAACTCATACAATCTTGTCCCAAAGTTTGGCATAAAGTATCTACTACCTTTTCTTGTAAGTAATAAATGTATTAAACTACTTCTAATTTCTTCTTCAGTCGTATCTGATAAATCCAAAAACTTACCATTCAATGAATCTTTAAAAGGAAAAGTAATACCGTATGTTACACCATTTGCCATATTAAATAAATACTCTGAAATAAAAAATCCGAACTTAGTCCGGATTTTATTATTAAGGTGTTAATATTAAATTTACAAACCCATATCGTCAATGAATTTTTTGTGGGATTTTTTGTAAGAAGATTTGCTTTCGTCATAAACATCAGTAGTATACTGCCAATTCCAATATAGTTTCTTATTAGGTTCAAATCCATAGAACTCATGAACTTTCATTTGAGTTTTAGTTACATCCTCACCATTCCAGTTTTGACCAACACAAATAAATCCTGTTTCAATACCTTCAACTATATTTTTTTCACCTAAAGTATTGTGTCTATTTTCAATCCAAGTTAATCTTTCAATTAAATTTTGATAGAACATATTTGCCTGTCCCCATCTTACAGAACTAAAAAATACCACAGCATCAGCTTCAAAAAGTTCCTTAGATATTTTCCAAAGTTCATCAGTTTTATTATTTAAACTAGCCCAACATCTATGATACCCTGAAGGATTTTTCTTATCATCTTTAAGTAATGCTTTTAAAAGTCCACAACTGTTACCATCCTCTCTTGACACATTTCCTTCACAAGGAAATATCTTTAACTCTGAAACATCAATGAATACTGACTTATCACCAAGCACCTCATTTAAGTACATTGCTAATATTTTTGATTTAGGAACATCAATATTTTTGGGGTCCCAATTATGTCTATTTGAACAACTTAATAATAAAACTTTCTTTTTCTTTTTTAAGATGTCTAAAGTTTGTTTTAACTTTTTTTCACCTCCCTCTTGAACCATGTTCTCCGAGAGCATCATTTTTCTTATTTTTTCAATTTCTTCTTGTATGATATTAGACATAATAATAAATACATCTTTAAATGAAAAATCCCGACCTAGCTCGGGATAACACATCGGATATTGTTAGTTATTATGATGAACAACCAAAACAATCAAATTCACTATTTTCAGGTTTTGGTGGTAGGTTCATATAACTGTAATCTACCTTTGGTGGTTCGGGTGTTGGTTTTGGTTTGTTAATTTTTGATACGTCCATAGCCAAGTGTTTAGCTCCTGTTGAAATTGCTCTTGTTCTAACGTAGTAACAAAGTGTCTTCAACCCTTTTTCCCATCCGTAGAAATGTGATGATGAAATCTTAGACAATGTTGGGTTTGACATATAGATATTCATTGACTGTGATTGGTCAATAAATGGTGCTCTATCTGCTGCCATCTCAATCAATTCTCTTTGTGAAATCTCCCAAATTGTTTTGTACTTCTTAATTAAGTGTTCAGTTCTTTTAACTTTGAAGTTGTATCTCTTATCTTCTTGGTCAAGGTAGTTATTGAAATTAATGTTTTGAATTGACCCTTCATTCATAATGATTTCATTCTTTAAATCCTCAGACCAAATTCCAATCTTTTCAAAATCACTAATTAAATACTTATTAACAATCATAATCTCACCACCAACTACTCTTCTGTTAAAGATTGCTGAGTGAGCAGGTTCCGTCATTTCATATGAACCTGTAATTTTAGCAGAAGATGCTACAGGCATTTGAGCCGTAAACAATGAGTTACAAACTCCATACTTACTAACATTCTCTTTTAGAATTCCCCAAGGCCATCTTCCTGATAACTCATCTTCTTTTAATCCCCACATATCAAATTGGAATATCCCTTGTGACATTGGTGACCCTTCAAAGTGAGCGTATGGTTCATACTTACCATCCATACATAATCTGTTACTTTCAGTGATTGCTGCAAAATAGATTGTTTCAAAAATCTCTTTATTCAATTTACGAGCTTCTTCAGATGTGAAGATGTAATCCATCAAATAGAATACGTCTGCAAGTCCTTGTGTTCCGATAGCAATTGCTCTTTGTTCCAATCCACCCTTACGTCCCTTTTCAGTAGAGTAATTGTTGATATTAACAACTTTGTTCAACGCTCTTACAACTTTACGAGTTTCTTCATACAACCCATTAAAATCAAACTCACCGTCTTTAACATAGTTCTTTAACACCATAGATGAAAGAGTACAGATTGCAGTTGTTTTCTCGTCAGTATATTGATAAATCTCATTACAAAGATTTGATTGTTTAATTACACCAATGTTCTGATGGTTTGTTTTTCTGTTGGCGCTATCTTTAGAACATAGATATGGAACACCTGTTTCAACTTGTGATTCAATAATCTTATTCCAAATTTCTTGAGCCTTAACTTTCTTACCAAGACCTAACTCAACTGCTTTGTTATAATTCTCCTCGTACTCATCACCATAAGATTCTTGTAATGGTTTGATACCTGCCTTAATAATATCATTAGGACAGAACAAATACCAATCATCATTGTTTTTAACAGCTTTCATGAAGTTATCAGGTATCCAAAGAGCGGTAAACAAATCACGTGCTCTTAATTCCTCAGCTCCTGTGTTCTTTTTAATATCCAACAAATCAAAGATATCTTTATGCCAAGGTTCCAAGTAAATTGCTGCAGAACCTGGTCTACGTCCTTGTTGATTAAAGAAACGAAGTGACTCGTTAACAATCTTCAAATATTTTAACAACCCACCAGCATATCCACCTGAAGATGAAATACGACTTTCCTTACTACGAATGTTAGACATTGATAGTCCGATACCCGCAGCGTCCGATGAGTACGTTGATATATCTTTCATAGTATTCAACAATCCGTCACGAGAATCTGAATCATTATAATGAAGTACACAAGATGCCAATTGTGGAACCTTTGTACCCGCATTAATCATAATTGGGGTTGCCGGTGAAATTCTTTGGTTAGATAACGCTTGGTAATACTCAACCGCTTCTTCAAATGTATTGGTCACCCAAAGAGCAACTCTCATATACATATGTTGAGGACGTTCAACTACTTTACCTTCTGACAATTTCAAAAGATACATTTCAGAAAGTGACCTCCACGCAAAATAGTCAAAGTTATAATCATTATCGTGATTAATAATCGCATCAATATTACTTGACCCATAATCCTCAATAATTTCCATTAATTTATCATTGATGATACCTTCACCATGTAACAAATTCATTGTGTTTGAAAAACTTGGGTCAGTTTCTTTATGATAAGATGAAATAGCTACTGAAGAAGCCAATCTTGAGTAATCGTGATGACTACCTGTAAATGCTGCCGCAATTTCATAGATTAATTTATCTAATTCTTTTGTTGTAATAATACCTTCAGTTGGTACTGAAGTGATAACCTTAATAAAGATTTCATCGGAGTTGACACTCAACCCCTTTGAAGCTCTTTTAATACGGTTATAAATTTTCTGTGGATTAAATGACGCATCATCTCCACCTCTCTTTTTAATTTTAAGTGACATCATAGTTCTATAAAAATAATAAATTAGAAATCGTCAGTAAAGGACAATGTTTCATTCAATTTAGCTTTTTGGTATTCAACAGTTCTTGACTCGAAGAAATTACCTTTTGTTTCAACCGCAATTTGTTCCATGAACTTAAATGGTTGTTCAACATTAAATTGTTTTTTACATCCAAACTTTACCAATAAACCATCAACAACAAACTCAAGATATTGTTTCATTAAGTTTTGGTTCATACCAATTAAAGAAACAGGTAGTGATTCAGTGATGAATTCTTTTTCAATTTCAAGAGCTGAAAGTAGAATTTCTTTAATTCTCTTTTCACTTGGTTTGTTTTCAACGTGATTGTTTAACAAGTGGATTGCAAAGTCACAATGTAAGTTTTCATCTTTGAAAATCAAAGCGTTAGCATTACATAAACCTTGCATAATACCTCTTGATTTTAACCAGAAGATAGAACAGAATGAACCTGAAAAGAAGATACCTTCAACTGCCGCAAATGCCACCAATCTTTCTTGAAAAGATGCATTTTCAATCCAATCCAAAGCCCATTTAGCCTTCTTCTGAACCGCTGGTAAGTTATCTAAAGCAGTGAAACATTTGTTCTTTTCTTCTTCATTTGACACGTAAGTATCAATAAGAAGTGAATACATTAAACTGTGAATATTCTCCATGGCAAGTTGCATACCATAGAAAAACTTAGCTTCAGGATATTGTACTTCTCTGTAGAAATTTTCAGCCAAATTTTCATTTACGATACCATCTGATGCTGCGAAAAACGATAAAATATTTTTAATAAAATATTGTTCATTTTCTGATAAGTTTTCCCAGTCACGTAGGTCACCGCTTAAATCGATTTCTTCTGCGGTCCAAAATGCTGCTTGATGCATCTTATAATATTCCCAAATATCATTATATTGTATTGGGAAGATTACAAAACGATTTGGATTTTCTACTAAAATTTTTTCCATATTTTGTTCCATATTGTTTTAATAATTATACTGTTTGTTGTTTTCTTTTCTCCATAATTTCTTTAATCCTGTTTCTATTTCTTTCTTCCTTCTGTTCTTCAAGTCCTAAGAATGTTGTAGTACTTTCTGTGTCAATTTCTAACATTTCATTATTGAACTTACAGTTTTCAAATACTACCCCGTCTTTACCAATCCTTGACTTTGTAATCGCAATAGTTGCAAGATTTAATTCTTTTTGTTGTAATGATTTAGCAACTGTAATGATAACGTGACCTACTTGAGCTTTCTTAATAGACCCACCCATTTGGTCAGTTGTTACCACATCAGATGAAATAGAACTTCTATTACCTTGTGTTGCCGTCCATCCAACAATATCAAGTTCACTACACATCGCCTCAAATGCTCTCATCACCGAACCTTCAGATTTCCACTCATCATCCATCATTTTTTCAGGTGTTACACAATCAATATAATCCAAAATAATCATATCAATTCTTGTCCCATCCGCAATCATTTTTCTAATCTGATTTTTAATCTGATTCATGGTCAGAGTATCTGATGGTAATTTTTTTAAGATTAACTTGTTTTTCATAGTTGTCTTAATTTCTTCAATCTTTTTGAAGACATCTTCTTTATGTTCAGATAAATTGTCGGGAGCAATTCCTGTCCAACATGTGAAATGTTTTCGTTGAATAACTTTTGGGTTATCCTCAAAAAACACCTGTAAAACATTAAATCCTAAATTAAATGCGTGGTTAGCAATCTTTGTTGTAAGAGTTGATTTACCAACACCAGTGGGTGCTAATATAACACCAATTTCCCCTTTAGCCAAACCTCCTTTTAAAAGATTATCTATACCCGGTATTCCCATAGGTATTGGGTGTCTGTAATCTTCCGCTAATACATCATCTAAATTTTCAAACACTTCCCCTGTTCCTCTATCCACATTTCCAACTTGTAAAGCTTCTCTAACCATTTCTTCCAAAGTATCGTAGTTTTCAAACTCACCGTGGTCAATGATTTTCTTTGCTTTATCCATCACTTTTTGAAGTTCTTGTTGTTTACAAAACTTCAATGCCTTTTCCTGAACAAATTGATTACCATCTTCAGGTACATTCTTAATTTCAGAAATAGTATCAAGAGTTATCTTTAACAATAACTCTTGACTAATTTCACTTTTAGCTTTCTGTTGAATAGTTTCAAAACTTGGGCTGTGTTCAAATTTTACATAATACTCCTTAACCATTTGAACAAATAATTTATAGTATTTGTTCTCAAAATAATTTGGTTCAAGTACCTCAATAATTGAGTGAGCGAAATCTTTATCAACTATAATTTGATTAAGAAGTTGTAGTTGAAAATTATTTCCTAAGTATTCAAAATTTTTGTCAGCCATACTGTTTTTGTTTTTTTAATAAATATCAACGAGCTAACTCATAACCCATGTATTCATGTGTTAAATTTCTTGATGACAAAACGTCAGTAAGGTTAGAAAGAATACCTTTTAGGTATGGGCGTATGTCCACGGTGTATCTTACCTTTGGTGGGTAAAGTTTCGCGTCAAACGAATAATGACACATTGTCGTATCACCATTTTTGATATAGATGTTAAACGACTCAGGTCCATCTGTGAAAGATGTGTTCAGAACTTCTGGGTCTTCAGAAATCTGATATTGATTGTCTAACATGTAGGACACTGTTTTCATTTTGAAATCGTTTTTCAAATCTGAAACAAAAATGTCCATTAGTTCCATCATATCAACAGAACAGTGAGCTTTTGGGTTATACCCTTTAACGTTAAAGAAACGTTGGACGATAAAATTGTTGTTTACCGTCATCAAGAATTCCAACTTGGTAATGTCTTGGTCTTTCATAATTTATTTTATTTTTTGTTTGTTTTTGTTTTTTCTTTTCTTGTTAACTTCATGAATGGTTGAATGAAATATGTCCACGCGTCATCACCCTTTGGTAGGTATTTGAACAACCCGTCCTCAACCATATACTTAATTAAGTTCTTGTAACTTCTACCTTCGATATCCAATTTTTCAGTAACAATTAATTGTATTTCTTCTTTGTCTTCATCCCTCAATAAAGGATTAGATAAGTCCACAATCTGTTCATTGACTTGAAAAAATTCTTGTTCAAAGATGCCTGATTTTGTTTTACCCGTTAAAAGGTTTTTTAGAGTTTGATTGTCTTTTTGTTCTTTTAACAAATCTTCAGCTCTTGTTAAAATATCGTTATAAGAAACTTCTTTTTCAAGTATCTCAGGGAAAAATTTAACTAAAGTTTTTTCACCCAAAAGATAGATACCTTCAATGTTATCTGACTTATCCCCAGTTAATATCTTCAATGTTTTTACATTATAGTGTGGAAACTCAAAGTCGTCAAATTTAATCTTATCCCCGTGTTTAAACGTAGATTTAACCGATGGTGAGTATATGGATACATTTTCAGAAATAAGTTGTGTTAAGTCCCTGTCTGAAGAAAAAATTAATTTATTTTCATTTTCAGATACTTGACAATAATAAGCGATTAAATCATCAGCTTCTCTACCACTAATCTCTAATTGTCTAATATATACTTCTTCCAAATATTGTTTGATACGATTTTTTTGTTTTAGGTAGGACATAAAGATTGCGTCCTCCATAACCAATCGTCGGTTTTGTTTGTATTTGGGGTAAAGAATTCCACGTAAACTCGTGGAGTCCTCACCATCCCAAAATACTACCACTTTGTCAAAGTTATGTTCACTGATAAATTTACGAAGTGTATTCATAAAATGATACAATGCCCCGATGTGTTCCCCATTATGAAAGTAATCCTTCACACCGTGAAAACCAATCTTCATCAGATTATTTCCGTCAACAAGTAGTGTTTTTTTCACGAACTAAAATTAAAATTGTTCGTTTTCGTTTGCAAAAGTTTCTTCAGTTTCATCAAGAGTTATTTCCCCTGTTCCTGAAAGAATTGCGTTCCAATACTGTGAATACTCTTTTTTGTATTTTTCAAGAGCATCTTTATCGTCAGCAATATATCCTTGTGGTGTTGCAATAATCTTTCCATCTTTATATCCCAAACCGTTAATATGGTTCTTTAGGACAGAGATTTTTGTTCTGATGGCATAAGATACCGTTCTACCATTTTTAGTTGCCGTAATGTGATTAATACCAGCATTTTTCTGATTACCAAACAAGAATACAAGTGCAGATGCTAACCAAAGAGCTTCACCACCTTTCGCCTTGATTGTTGGTTGTCCAAATGGATTGTCAGGTAATTCAACCCAAGGTTGATTAACTACTACCAGTGTATTTGTATATGGATAATCCTCTTTACGAGATTTAGTAATACGAGCTTGGATACCCATACCAATCTTATCCGCCAATACAGATGCGTTATGTTGTTTACCACCCTTACCGTCAAAAGTCATCTTACAAGGAATAGAACCAACTGAGTCCCAAAGGAAACAAAGTGAATAAGGAATGTTACCTTTTTCTTGTTCGTCTAATAACTCGTTAATATAATCTGTTACTTGTTCAATGTAGTCAAAGTTATCGTTGAAAATAAATTGTCCGTCCCACTCGCCTTCGACCATTTCAGCCTGAAGACCAAGTTCTACTGCGTGGTCCCAACTCCATTTTTTTTCGGTGATAATAAAAACAGGCAAATGCCCCTTCTGCTGAGTAGACACAGCGGCTTTGACAAGCGCAGTCGTTTTTGAAGAGTTCGAATGACCCAAGAACATGTTGATGTTACCCAAAGCAGGACCAGGTAAACCGCAACTATTATGGAAAGCTTCACCGACTTCATAAAAGTCCGTTTCCTTATATTTGGTCTTGGTGGAATATTTGTTTTTGATTGCATCAAGAGAAAATTCTTTTTTCTTTATAGCCATAAATGTCTATGATTTTAAATTGTTTGTATTAAAAAATAGTAAAGGTTGGACACTTTGTGTATGTTAGTGTCCAACCTTTTATAAATTAGAATGGTAAATCACCATCTGGTTCGTCGTTAGCCTGTGGGTCTACAATTGTAGATGAACCACCCATGCTCATTTCAACCGCTTCATTACCGTAAACATATTTACCTAATTCAGATGACCATCTTGGAGTTTCACCACGAGCAATTGCTTCCAAATACTCAACAGGTTTCTTAGAGTAAACATCCGCCCAAGTAAGTGGGTCTTCAATCCATGACTTAGCCGTTTCAGCATCTGTGTGAACAGGTGATGGGTCGTCATGCATAACAGTTTGAATAACTGTATAAGTTGCTCCTTTTGGAGTTTTAGCCTTTGTTAACTCAATGATAAGGTCACGTCCGTTAACAGGGTCAGTGATATCACCTTTAGCTTTCCAAATCGGAATGATTTTATCAAGGATACCTTCGTTTTTGTAGTTGTGTTTAAAACGCCAGAACTTAACACCGTCCGCTTCATTGTCACGGTCAATAACCTTAACAATATAGAATTTACGAGGTTTGTAAGATTTTGCAAGTTCTTTATCAGATTCTTTACCTGTTGACATTAATTCGTCATGAATTTCAGTCAAAGGTGAACGCTCGTTATCATTCTTTCCTGGGTCATAGATTTTATTCCATTTACCTTCAACCTGAACTTCGTGGTACCATACCTCTTTAAAAGGTGAAGACCCGTCAGGTGTTGGAAGAATACGAAGACGTTTCTGTCCTGAGTTTTCGTTTTGCGTTAAGATTGCCGCAAAATACTTTTTCATTCTGTCTTCTTGAGACATTTTGTTTGAGGAGTTACCTCCACTTTTCGCTTTTTCATACTGAGCGAGTACAGCATCTAAGGAATTTGTCGCCATTTTGTGTGTATAATTTATTAGTTAATATTCAAGTATAAGTGTGTCAGCCGTGATAGTCAAATTTGAAATTTAGAATTTCAAAGGTTTGTATTGTGTATCTTCTCCGTAGTCGTTAAAAGTTGTTTTAATTTCTGAAGGTGTAAAATCTTCCACTTCATCAGTTGTTAAAACATATTCATTTTTTCCCGTTTTTTCAATATCTTCTTGTTTATCTACAAAAAAATCAGTTAGTTTTTGATTGAACGGTCCTGAATCTAAACTTCTTAATTCAAGTTTTTCTTGTGGAGTTTTTTCTCTGTATTTTTCAATTTTCGCTTCAATATCATTTAATTTAGTAAAAATACCTTCCATGTCGCTTAACTTACTTTCTAAAGCAGTTAATTGACTAAATAAGTTATTAAAATATTCGTCTTGTTTTGTTTCAATATTTTGTTGTGATTTTACTAAATCAGTAATTTCTAATTCCTCTGTTTCTGAAGACTCGCCTTTGTCGTCAAGTTTTTCAACGTCAGGGTCATTAGCAACATCAACAGGTTGTGGTGTAGTATCCGCAGCAGGAGCTCCAAGTCCTGCTTCAGGAGCTGGAGGAATATCACCTTCAGGAGCTGGAGGAATATCACCTTCAGGAGCTGGAGGAGTTAAAGTTGCATCTTGTTCAAGGATATAATTATTAATTTTGTTATATCTTTTTAATTCCTCAATAATTGTTTCAGAAATTGCCATTTTAATTATCCGTTAAGTAGTTGTTTGAAACCTTGTTTTGTTTCAACGTTTATTTTTCTATTAGTATGAAGAGTATTGTCAACTCTTTCAATCAAACCATCTTTCATTCTGATAGTATAACAATCCCCAGTGTCTAAATCACAAACTTCTTTGAAACCATTACCTTTATCTGTTTCAGTTATTCTTGTGCTTTTTCCAAGATATCTGTCTAAAATTTCTTTAGTACTCATATTATTATTATTTTATTATAAATATTCGGTAATAATGAAATTATTAAGTAGTAGGAATAATACTTTGGTAAATATCAAATCCTTTTTTAATTTTACTTAACAATTTTTGATAATTTTCATTATTGGTTTGAACATAGTCATTGAAAATTGTTGGTGTGTTAGCCACTTTATTATAAGGGAAATATCCAATCCAAAATTGTGAAAACTCTGTAGCAAAAGTATCTTTGTCTGTAATATTATTTACAGTATTATTAATGTAGTCAGGATAAGCGGCAATCATGAAATCATATAAACTTCTTTCTCTATCAAAAACAGCATATGACTGAGTATATTGTGACGTATTAGTTAAACACATAAAATTAGTCTCAAAATAATTTTTGAGTTCACCTGGGTAATCATAATTTAACGTCACTCCCGCAATATTATTACCAAAAAACTGTAAACGATTTGTAGTATCATCAATTGATAATCCTGATTCAATCCAACAACTTATAAAAATACAAAGTCGAACTTTATCTGTTGTTGGTAAAACTTTGATTGCCGAAACAATAACATCAGCCCCTTCATTTTTACTAAGACCAGAGTATTTCACATAATTAGAATATGCTTCATCTTTGTCACAATTTGGAGTAAGTGAATTTATTTTATTACCAATAATAGAATTAGTAATACTATTTTTTATTTGTACAGAATTATTTGGAATACCCGTAGTTGAGTTACCTTGATTTTTAAATGTACTACTTAAACTAGTTAATAATTGTTGTTTAATTGTTTGAAATAACGTATCAACTTTTGGTAATGTTGCAACTGCCTGTCTTGTACCTGTAAATGATGTAGAAAAATCATCTAATCCAATACTATGATTTACCTCAGTTATAAAATAAGAACCCGCAAATAATGGTATATTTCTTAAAACAAAATACATTGACGGTTGAATCATCACATTACCCAATGTTTCAACTGACGCAGCATAACTTCTTGTTTTGTAAATATTATATAAACTAACACTTTGTGTTGATGTTTTAACACCTGAACTTGATTGTGCCAAATTATACTCCGCCATCAAAGATTCACTGGTTGCTTTACCTAAATCTTGACTTACGTTTATTTTTTTAAACACCCCTTGGTTTTGTAACTCAAAATCAACCGCAAATCCTACTATTCTATTTTCTAAAGAAAAGTTTCTTTTTTGCGATGCATCAACACCTACAGAATTTTCTGCACATATTGTGATATCTAAACCATCATCTTTATATCCATTAAGTTTGGATTTATTGTCTGTTTGTTGTGAGGGTTTATCAACATAGATATTTAACATTTTAGGTTTTGAGCTTTGGTAATCAACAGTATCAAATGTTCCAAACAAGTTATTTGCGAACTCATTTGGTCCTGTATTTTTTGAAGTTGTGTCATCACCTGTTGGGGTTTGTCTTCCGTAAAAATTAATATATGACGGCATTAAAAAACTAACAAAATTATGGTCTTTAATTATTGAACCAACAACTGTGAAAACATTTGACTTAACATTAGCACCTTTTAAATAAGAATTAACTTTTGTGATATCAACAAATATATCACCAACATTTCTATTTGCCCTATCGATAAATAAATAATCTTTAAATAACGGAGCATCTGAATTTTCACTAACATTTGTGTAATCATTTCCAGCAATCCATTTATCATTAATTGCTTTAAACATGTCGTATAATTCCACTTTACTTTGGAACCCGTCAATTATTGAATCAATTTTATCAGTATTTCTATCAGTACCACCTAATTTTTTTTGTAAAGATGTAATAAAATTTGTAAAAGTTTCACCTGATAAATTATTTGTACGACTTAAATAAGTGTCTAATTTATTTTTAAAAACGTCAATATTACCTGAACCACCTAAAATTGATGTTGTTCCATACATCTTAATTAAATTTCTAAATAATTTAATATTATCAACTGTAAAACCTATATTAAAAACTCTGAAAAAATTAGTCAAATAATTTTCAGAGGCATTGTAGTTTAACCCATCAATTGTTGAAAATCCAACATAAAGTTCCATAGCTTTCCACTCATTCGGATACGCATCTTTCGATTCACTATAGGTTATACCAAAATTAGTCGGTACTGAATTAGGTGTTGTTGAATAAAGCTGAATGTTATATCGATTAACTATTGATGGTGATGGGTTTGATGAAAGTATATTAAACAAATTTTTATCAAATCCTGTCGGATTTCCTCGTTTAATTAGTACGTCATATTGTAATGAATTTGTTATTGTTGTACTAACATCATAACTTTGTGAAGTAGAAATACTTTTAACAATTTCGTTATAGTCAGCCCCAGAAAAAATAATATTTTCAGATTTTTCATTATAAAATGTTATTTTTTTAAAAATAGATTCAAATGAATACACACTTGAACTTCCTTTACTTGCAAATTTTAAAAACTCTATTTCAAAATTATTTAGTTCTTCAGTATCAAAAACAGAAAATATTTCTTCGATATTAGAATATTTAACATCAATAGTCAAGTTATTAAATAATTCAAAACTTACCTGTTCTTTTTTATCAGAATAAACTTTTTTAAGGTATTCATTGTAACTAGGTTTTCTAATTGGTATTGTATTAAAATACCCATAGTTAGGGGCTCCCCAAAATAATCTTACCGACCCATTGTGAATACTTGGATTGTTTGATAATGATATAATATTACTATTATTGGCAAAACATTCTTTTTGAATTTGATTAGTTGTCGTACCAAAAGAAGGACATATTGTATAAGCTTCTTCGCCTTGTGAATTACTGACTTTAATTAAAACTGTCCAAGTTATTAAATTAATATTTGTTGATTGTATATTTGACTGATTTGTGTTAAATACAATAATTTTCTTTTCATTTAAAGCTTTCTGTAAGGCATTTTGTATATCTAAAGAATTAGTAACTGAGTTTGGATTATACAAATAGGAACCATTATGTAATAAATAAAAATCATTGATTAATTTTGGATAAAATCCAATATGATAATTTATTGATGACGTTTGAGTATTTTCTATTGTGATAGATGTTGTATTAAATGTTTCAGAAGATAAAACATATGTTGTAGACGCCAAACCATTGATTGGGTCAAAATTATTTAAATAATCAAAATCTGTCCATATTGATTCGATATAATCTGAATCGTTATTTACATAATTTTTATATCTATTCCAATTTGACCCTATTTTTAAAATCCAAAAATATGGTAACTTATGAACCGCACCAAATTTCTTTAATCCCGAAAATATAAAATCAGAATATGTATTTAAATTATTTTCAAATGACAAATATCTTTCTTTTAATGTCGATAACGGTAAACTATTCAAAAACAAAAAAGAAGCTTCTTTATATGGTGATGATTCACCATTTGAATAATCATCAATACCTTTTTGTATTGCATTAATAAAATATGGTGTATTTAAAATTGACGTTGTTTGTTTATTTGTAAATGCGGAGTCAGTATAATTCAAATAACCTTCTGTCGGTACAAATTCTGTAGATTTTCTATTTTTATAAAAACTTTCTAAATCAACAGGTAACGATATTTCATTATTCTTCCAATTATAATCTGTATATGGTCGTAGTTTGGTTTTATTACCATTGGTCCCTACAACTGAAGACTCATCAAAATTTGTAATTTTTTTAAAGTATTTGTTATAATAAATTGAAAGTTGTGTTGAATTAATGTTTTTAAATTTTGAATTATCTTGCCCTGCCGCTAAATTTTTGTAACACCAATTTGAATCGGTATATGGATATGTATCAGTAAAACTAATGTCATTATGAACATTAGAATTCAAATAATTTTCCATATTTTTTTCTTTATCATTCGTTATTTGAACAACAGGTAAATCTTCAAATAAAATTTTATTTGGGGACACATTCACATCTTTATTCAAATAATCAGTAACAAAGTAACCCTGTGAATATATCGAGTAATCTTGTTGTAAATTAACAAGTTCGGAAAAAAAAGAATCTTTAGTAAAATTTGAATTTTTGAAAATAAAATTCAATCTTGGTGAATTTTCTTTATTACCTGAATTTAATCCATTATACGCATTTAAACTTTCAGTTTCCGATAAAAAATTTAATATGTTTTGATTAGTATCATTTGTATTATTTTTTTGAAATCCGTTATACTGAGTTATGGTTTGAATTCTTTCCCAAACTTCATATAAAAATTTACTTTCGGTTAAATTACTATACGGTTGATTACTTGGTAAAGTTTCAAATCCCGAAATTAAAATTCTATTAATACCTTCATTAGTTGGAATTGGTGCAATAGGAGGAACTTCTCTTTGTAAATAACCTTTTAAAAATTCTTCAACAAATTCAACTTCAGGCCAAATAGTATAATTATTTCCTTTAGTTATTGATATAACTGAATTGTCACCTGGATACTGTATTTCAAATTTTACTTGACCATCAATATTTTTTTCAACAACAAATTGTGGCCAAGGATAAACAGGTGATAACTGTGAAGCTGAATCATTTTTAGTTACTAATTTTTTTATTTCACTGTTTCTAACGTCAAATGCTTTTTTATGAACATCTTGCATTAATCTTAAAAACGCTTCAGCAGAAGCCATGATAACCGCAATAATATTTCTTAGTGTTGGGGCAAACCCTAAACCACTTGTTGTTTGTATAAAACTTGATAATTCTTTAGTAAGTTTATCCTCTATTAATGATTTTTTATCATTTAGTATTTTGTCTAACTCATATGTTAAATCTAAAAATCTACTTGGTCCATCAAACTGAAATAAAAATCCAATCTCACTTTCATTAAAAAGATTTTTTAAATTATTAACTTCATCAACAATTGATGTTACCTGTTGTTGATTTACTGTTTGTACATTATTTCTTTGTTTATATGTTTCAACATAATCAATATTAGTATCATCCGTTTTTACATTTTCAATACCTATTGGATTTTCAATTTTATATTCACCCGAACCAAAAGTTGTATTGTTTTTTAAATTTGTATTATTTTGTGTGATAATTGATTGTAATTTAGAATATTGTGAATCAATATCTTTAATTACAACAGTATTTAATTTTTGGAAATTTGATAATTTATAAGTGTAGATTTTATACCTTACATTATTAATTGGATTTGAAATAAAAAAATTTGTAGGGTCTAAATTTGAGTTGAACCACGAACTAGTAAAATTATATATTTCACCACGATATTGTGATAAATCTTTTGAATACGTATCAATATCATTTAAAGGAGTTAAATTTGACTGTCCAAATTTTGCTAAATTGTAATTAATGAAATTATCTAATTTTGTAGATAATTGTTGTACAGTTAATTCTGGAAAATCTTCAGGAATTAATTTTAAGTTTTTATAATCTTTATAAACCTCTTGTATTTTTTGATACCCAATTTGTGTTATTTGTTGTGTGTTAGTTTGTGTTTGATTTCCCGTGTTTTCACCTTGTGGTACATTAGTTCTTTTAAGATACATTTGAGGAACTGCAAAAAGTTCCGCCATAGTAATATCAGTTAAAACATTAAACTTATATCCAATCATTGTTAAAGTAATATCAAAATTACCTGTAGATGAATTAAATGAAGATGTGAATTTTTGTAAAATTAATGGGTATCTAACCGCCTTACCATAGTAACCTTTAATTGTTAAATAAAACGTTGGGTATGGTAAATTAAAAAATGCAGAATATGGTGAATTTTCACCACTTTCAAATAGAGCTCTACCTTTAACATCTTCTAAGTTTACTGTAATAGTTGGAATATAACTTAATCCTACTCGATATGAAATTCCTTTCATCCCAAGAAGCTGACTCCCAATTTGATTTTGATTAGCCGTTCTATCTTGTATCCCTGTCCATTCAGTAGTTAAAACTCCTGCACCTGTAGGATTTAAAAAATTCATACTTGCTAATGATACTGTAGTCACAGTTGTTTTGTCTGCACCTGAAATTAGTCGACTTCTTGGCTCAAGGTCACATTCTAAATTAGCATAGTAAATTAAATTTTCTTGTTTAATATTTCTATCTTCAGCATTACCATATTCGTTAGTTACCTTATTAGGGTTAATAACAAAAATATTATCACAAGTACTTGGAAAAACGTATATATTCTCACTGGCCATAATAATAGAAATATTCTTTTACTGCTGTTTTATAATCTAACAAAGAACTCAATAAAGGGAATGGTATATTCAATACGGCATTATCGGGAATATTTAATTCAGAACCACTATATTGTGGATTTGATTGTAATATTAACCAACCATAAAATGGTGAGTTATAATATAACTGAGAAACTTTATCTAATCTAGACACACCCAATTTATAGATGTATTTCTTATCAGTAGTTTTTAATGGAATATTAACAAAAGGAATGTATGTAGTTGTTCCATCAACAGTAAAATTTTGGTATCTATTGTAATATTCGTTTGCCATTAGTCAAAAATTATTTTGCCGTTATATGTAGTTTTATCTAAATTAACATTCACATTTGAATACAAATTTTTCAAATTTTGATTTTGTGTAGAAGTTGCTCCCGCAGTTGTAAATGAAAAATTTCTTGTCTTTCCAACAATACTCTGGTTTGAAACTTGTGGATTGTAATTTTTATAAGTCAAATAATCAGGTGAATTAAAAAACGTATCTACTTTATTTGTTTGAGCATTTTTTTCACTTGTAAAACTTGGAACTAGTCCATTAATTGTATTTGTAACAATACTTTTTGTTAATTGGGTAGTATCTGAAACTAAATTTAAAGTTAGATTATTAATTAAACTTTGTCTTGAGTTATTATCAATTATTTCATTACAGAAAATAGTAAAAAATCTATTTAAGTTACCTGTAATATTTTGACTTGATACAGGTGTAAATGTTGTACTTGGAGTTGTAACGTCAATAATAATATTATTAGAGTTTAATAATGTGTAGTATGATTGAACATCAGATGCCATTTTAACATAATCTGTTCTTATTGATGTTAACGTATCGCTTGACCCATCAGGTAATCCTGTAAGAGTATAAACATAAGGACTTCCAACTGATGTAATTTTACCGTCAGTAGCCGAACAAATTAAATCAAGTTTTCTATAACTTTGGTATATATTAACTTGTGTATTAGAAACACTTTGTATTTGACTTGATATTTTAGAAATTATATTATTTACCTGATTTGACACTTGTAAAGTGTAATTTGCTCTTACAGCTCTAATGTCTGAAGTAGAAACATTATTAGAAATTAACGCAGAAATTAAAAAATCGGTTCCGTTAGTAATTTCAGTACTTAATTCATTTGCCAAATCTAAAATATACTTGTTATAGTTAACCATTTTACCAAGTATCTTAACATTTGCAACGGGAGTGTTTAAACTATTTAATGAACCAGTTATAAATTGTTTTTCAGAACTTACTTGTTTGTAAACTCCATAATTTGTGGTTTGAATAATTTTTGTTACAAAACTTTCAATATTGTTAAAATAGTTTTGAGTGTTTGCAACTGTATTGTCAAACAAATTACCATATAATAATGTACCTGTTTCAACACCTCCTGAAGTTTGTGAATTAGTAATATTACCAGCTTGAGTACCTCCATTATTTGTTATTACAGTATTAAGTTGGTTAGTCATAGATGGTGTTGAGTTGGCCAACGCAGCATTTGACTGACTATTATTACTTGATTGTTGGTTACTTAAAATAAAACTTTCAACATTTGTATCGTCAGTTGCGTCAGCTCTTTCATCATACATTTCGGTATTTGCATAGAAGTTAAAACTTAAAGCGTTTTGAAGTTTTTCAATTGGTTCTTTTAGTCCATGCCCACCAATCATTTTAAAACCAAGTTTAACAGTAACAATTGAAGGTTGTACACCAATTCCTTCAGGGTTAAAATCTAATTGTTCATAAGAAAAAGATAGGGTATCAGGTACAATTTTACAGTTGTAAAAATCACCAACTCTTAAAATTAAAATTGGTGGTCTACCAAAATTGGTATTAAACGCATCTTTGTTTTTAACACCCCCTTGACTATTTGTTGTTGTTGGTATAGTTTTTCCAGGCCTTACACATTGATTTAAAAATGTAATTCTTGAGTTAAAACCTTCAGGTGTTATAGAGTGAAACAAAGGATTGAAAAATTTAATTCTTTGTTTAATACCATCATATAAAAATGGGTCAGAACTTTTTATTGTTTCAAAATAATTTTGTTCGTTTAATAATTCTCTAATTAATTTTTTAGTAACATTTTTTAACTTACTCTGGAAATCAATAACAGGTACCTGTTTTAATCCAACCGTATTATTATATCCCTCACTTACCGATTGTGCAACTTTTGAACCAAATGGTGAATATGGTTGTACTGTAATTTTTTTAATAACTAAAGTACTACAAGCAACACGGGTTACTTCGTACTCTTCAGCAATATTATTACCATTACAATTATAAGTTTGACTGCTATCCTGAGGAGTGTAGTTATCAATTGTACCAGAATTAACATCAATTTTTAATTTTCTTTCATCAATAAATTTTGAAATATTTGTTCCCTGATATACCATTTCATAAAAATATGCAATGATACTTTGTTTTCTTTGTTCCCCTAAATTTTGTGATTCAGGTCCTGCGAAACTGCCAACACCAAAATTAGTTGCTTTTAAATCTATTTTAACTTCATTACCATTAACTAACGCATCTGCGACTTCTTGAGCTAAATCAAGAAAGTTATTATAATTTGGTGTTATTGTATTATTTAAAAAACTTGTAGAAGTGTTTATTCCGTCAAAAAACTGTGAGTTTATATTTGTAACAAGTTGAGTGTAAATATTAGGATATGGTTGGGTATAGTCACTATTAACATCCGTTTTAGGATTAAAATAAAATGCGTTACCAATATATGAACTTAAATTAGGTAGTTCTTTCGGACCTGAATTATCCTGTTGTGGTATTTGTGTTAA